TCATTTCGTTACGCTTGGTGGTTGACAATCTGCGAAGTTTGAAAACAACATCCGATTGATTGAATGATGTTCCGTTCTCAACAGATACATTGGTTGTGGTTGTTAATGATCCAGTACCTTTTGGCAACTCGTAATCATAAACATCTCCACTTGCAACAGTTGTGGCAGTTACTTCACCACTTGCAACGGTGAACTTTGAATCAACCCAAGAAATCAAGTGGATTGATTTGATACCTCCGACTGCATCTTTGCAGTCAAGAGTGAATCCTTGTGTGAGTAAACAAGCCATCAGTTAAAAAGATTAAAGGGTGAAGTATACGATTTCTCCGGGGAAAGCAACCTGAACACCAGCCTTGAAAGTGAAACGAACACGAACCTCATCGTTGTCCTGTGAATACCACATTTTCACTTCTTCTTGCTCGTCAATCAAGTCAGTACCCATAAAGAAGTTGCTCAAAGAACCAGCAACAATTTTGTTAGTTCCGTTCAAACCACCAACAGCGATCAACTTCATATTAGTACCGGGGTAAACCATTTCCATTGAAGTGGCAGCATCGGCAACATAGTGAAACAAGTTAGCGTTCTTCAAGTTAACCAACATCAATTTGTAGGCATCAACTCCCAAGAAACAAACCAAGTCATTTTTCTCAGCAACGGCAGCAGGGATGTTGGCATAAACCTGATCCAAGATGTCATCAATGTTTGCAGCGGTGATTGAAGAGAAGGTAGTTGGTGCAGAGTTCGCCAATACTGGAGAAGCGGCAGCAATGATTTTGTTGAAACCATCAAAGCGGTTCAAGTTAGGATTACCAGAAGCGGTATCACCTTGCCACATTGCAACTTCCAAAGTTTGTGCAATGACGGCAGCCTTTTCAGCACCTACTTGCTCTTCAAAAGGAATCATAGTTGGTGAACCAGGCATGATTTGAGTTTGCATCCACTTGGCTTCCAATGTCTTTGGGCAAAGAGTTTCTTCAACTTTCACAGCACCAACGGTGATGTTACGCTGAGTGAATGCAGTTGTACCACTTGGGTTGTAACCACAACCATCCGCTTGGAAGAAAACGGTTGAAGCAAGGATGTTCAAAGCAGATGCAGATTTTACACCTACCTGAACTTGGTTAGAAGATTGCAACAAGGTTGCAGTTTTTGACCCGAAAAGGGCTTTTACCAACAAATCAGTTGACTGTTCATTGGTGTAATTAGCGAGAGATCCTACTGAGAATGACATAGTTTTATTTATTTATTGCGTTTTTGAATTTTTTAAGTGCTTCAAACTGATCATTCTTTTTGTTTGAAACGGGAGTTTTGATTGGTGATTCGCTTGGTAAGTCAGCAACTTTCTCAATAAGGTCAATTGCTTTGCTCATTGCTTCTTTGTGCTGGGTGTTAGATGCAGACAAAGCCACAACCTTTGCAGACAATTCAGCAATTGCACTTTCCAACTTGCTCACAACATCATTGAAATGAGATACGGTTGCAAACTCTTCTTTGGCTTCAATCTCAATTTCAATTTCGGGTTCAACGATTTCAGTAACGATACCGTCAACAGTTGTTACCAACAAACCACCTTCAACCTCGTGAGTTGCGTTAGGTGCTGGGATTGAACCTTCAGCAGTTTGAACAAAAATGGCAGTACCTACCATCAATTCACCTTCCCATTCAACGATTGTTCCATCAGTCAAGGTGGCAGTTGCCATTTCAACTTTGATTTCTTCTTCAGAGAATCCGAGCATTGTCCGGATTTCTTTCAATGTTTCTTTTGCGTTCATTTGTATAAAATTAGAGTTTATGTTTACTTGTTGCAATTTTACTTTCCATTCCACCTTGAGAGAATCTCTTTCATCTGCTCAATGAGTTGTTCTTCTTTGTCTTCGGGGAAATCAAAAACACCTTCCACCGAGAATCCTTTGAACTCACCTGATTTCACTTTTGCCCACACATCATCGTTGTCAATGAGATAAGAGACAAACCAACTTCCATCGGCAACCTCTTCAAATCCCTTCGGTGGCATCACACCTCTTTCACGATCTATGATGTATGATTCAAACAAGCTCACGCCATTCATTATGGGTGTTTTGTGATGTGCGTTCACGGAGTTGTACTGGTTTGACCTCGCCCATTTCTTCGCAATTTTGAAGATGGATTCTTTGTCAAACACCACATAGTACTCACCACGGATGTCATCTCTGCGATAGATGGGTAAATCCGCAATCATCGCAGCACCAGTCACGATTCTTTTCTCCTCGTCTTGGATGGCAAATTTGATAGGCGTTTCACTAAATGCGAGAAAGTCCTTTTGAATGGCTGCGTTTTCAACGAGAGAAACAAAGTCAATGCCTGTCTCCTCGTCAAATTCGTTGATGTCTAATTTGTAAACTGGTAGTTTCATCTTATTCAAATAGCATTATCGTACAACAGATACCCTTTTTGTGTTTCCAACCCTTGCTTGTGATCGGCTGATGTCACCTTCGGTTACAAATACTTTCTGCGGATAACCCACTCCAGTTTCCGTTGGCAATGAAGATGATGTCAAATTGGGTGGATTGATTGCAATGGGTGATGCACTCACCCCACCTTGACCGCTTCCACCGGAAAGCACTTGTTTTGCCTTCGCTACATTCGCCAAAATCCTTGCCACACCTTGAGCATAATATGCAGCGGTGAACAAAGGAGTTGCAGGTCCGAGAATACCAGCGACCTTCGCAGATGCTTGAGCAGATTCCGCATTCAATCCCGAAAATGCAATCGCACTATCAATGGCAATTTCAACTAATGCAATGCCCTTTTGAATGTTCTCTCTCTTCTTTTCTTCATTGGTCAAGATTGTATTCAAAGAAGTCAAGCCATCAACGGTGCTTTTGGCAATTGATAATTTGGCATCTCTAATTTGTTGATCGGCTTTGAGATTTAATGCAATTCGTTTTTTGTTGTATTCTTGTTCAAATGCAAGTGTCTTTGCTGCATACAATTGGTCAATCTTTTGAATCTCCTCTTTGTTTCCTTTTGCCATTTCAACTTGTTCCGCATACCAATTTGAAAGGTTTGAAATTTGAATCAGTAATTCCTTTTCTATTCTCTTATATTCATCATCGGAATTTTGCAAATCCTTTTTTAATTTCTCATCATTAATTTGATTGTCCAAATCTTGCAAACGCTTTGCGTGTGATTTGCGTCTTTCTTCGGCTTCTTTCTGTTTGTCTTGTTCGTATTTTTTCTCTTCCGCATCAATGACCTTTTTCTTCACGGTCAATTCAGCATACAAACGAGCTTCTTCAGCAACCTCCTCTTCAGTCAATTTTACTCCCTCAGTTCTCCGTTTTTTAATGAGATTCAATTCATTTTCTACAATTTTTTTACGGAGTTCAAAAATCTCGGTTTGCTTGTCTCCTTGTGCAGATAGAATATCAATTTGACCTTGCAATTCAGCATTAGTCACCTCAATTGATTTCTTGAATGCTTTGTAGTTCCTTTCGGCTTGTGAAGTTACTCCGATGAAATCTGTAAACTGCTGAACCAAATTTCCTACAATGGCAGAAACGGTTTTCAATCCGGGAATTGCATTGGTTATTGCAGCACTCAATTTCTCAAAGTTGCCGACAACATAACCCAAAGCAACTGCCAACAAACCTATCCCAGTTGCCGTAATTGCACCTCTTAATGTCGTAAATGCGTTTACAACTTTGCCCTTGATTGTGTTTGCCAACGCCCCAAATTGTTGTTGAACCTTTCCAAGACCTTCAAGACCTTCAGCCAATGCCATTGCACCTTGCAATTTGACCAATGTCTTCTCCAGTTCCTCGGATTGGTTACCAAACAATGCAACTGCTCCTTGTGCTGCTTGGAATCCACGAGCCACACCTTGAACAACCGTGTTGATTTGTGCAAACTTATCAGGGTTTAAGGCTGCCACACGATCATTGAAATCCTCCATCATATCTCGTGCTTCAGCAAGTGCTTGTTCAGCCCTCCTCGCTTCAGGTGAGAATGCACCGAATTCCTTTACTGCTCTTTGTGCTTCAAGAGATAGTTGTTTGATTTCTGACTTTATTGAGCCAAATGAAGGTTTTTTGACGGTTAAGTCAATCGCTGCTGTTATTGCCATTATTTTTGTGCTATTATGAAATAATCAACGCCATCTGTTTCAAAGATGTGTGATGCCCATTGTAAAATCATTGTGTGTGTATCTCCTCCGTCTATCTTTGCCGTTCCTGTCGTAGCAACTATGACAGAATTCCCGGAAGTTATTTTTTTGACTGCAAATTGTTTACCACTTAAACCGGTTGGATCGGGTAGGGTGATTGTCTTGCTTCCACTGGTGGTATCAACCAAAAACAATCTATCGTCTTTTGTTGCCGTTGTGTTTGCCGTTACCGTCTTGACCGAACCACCACTCAAAAAGGATGGATACATCTCGTAATTGCCGACATACAATGTGTCCTTTTTAGTAACTGTAAAATCATTACACAATATCGCAGCACTCCCATCAGTTCCCGCTTGAAAAGTTGTGTTCGTAGATACCACGCAAAATGAATCCTTTGCATTGTTGTTTTGAACAACACCATCTCCTTGAACCAATCCTCCACCACCTTGTGAAATACCAACGGTCACTCCCTTGATACCTGGCTTGAATGGTCTGTTTCCACCCGGATAAGTATCACCATAGGTTTCTCCTTGTTGCCCTTGTCCAGTTCCTGCACCAATGGTTTTTTGTGTTATCGTTGCTGGTTGAATGAATTGAGCCAATAAGAACTCACACAAATACACACCATCTTCACTTGGATTGTAATCCTCAATTTTGTTCAATCTCCAATACTGCCCTTCAAAAAAGTAAGCATCAGAAAAAGACAAGTTCAACCAATCCTTTGGAGTAATTCTAAAGTATCCCCTAAACAACTTGGAATTGCTTCCAGTTATCTCCGACAAAAACCGATAATAGAAATTATTGACAAGGTTTGAATTCGTGTATTTGTAACCAGCACCGATTCCGATTTCTTTCGGCATCCCAAAGAGAATGTCAAAAGTTGGATTGGTGATTGAATCGTAGTGCAATGTCAATGGCAATGAATAACGGTTTGCGTAATTCAAACCAACTCCGGCATATTGCGACCATAACCTCCAATTCACCCCAGTAACCAAACCGCTATAATACAGGATCCTCAAATCACCATCCTGATTGTTTGGCATATACGACAAGACAAAATTCTTTTGCGAGTTGTATGACCTTACTTGTGTTGGAGAAAAAGCAATCTCAATCTTCTTCTCATTCTTGATGAATTGGTTGTCTACCTTGTAAGTTCGTGAACCGTAGTTTGATTGGTAGTTTTCTTGATAGGTGACATTCGCATCATCCTTTCCTTCTTTGTATGTGAACACATATGGGTTTGCTTCAAGTTCTCCCATTGGCACAATTTCCACACTTTGTGAATAATCCAACTTTGCTGTCCAATCAATTTGACTGCCGTTGTAGAATTCATCACGAGGAACAATGCGTAATTGCTTTGGATTGTCTTTGTTTGGTTCAATGTAAAGGTTGAACATCTTGATGAAAGACATCAGCAAATCACTTTGCTTGATCTCCGAATTCAAGAACACCCCAAAATCAACTGTTTCACCATAACCAAAGGTGTATGATGTTTGGTCATTCTCCATATAAGAGCCAATCCCCATATCAAGTTGGAATTGTGCATTGGTCAAATTAGTGTTATTTGCTTGATCCCATACTTGAGCCAAGCGGATGTCAACCACCTCACCTGATAGCAAGGTTATTGGTTGGAAATACAAAGCCACATTGAACGCTGGAGAGCCAAAATCAACGGTGACTGTTGCAGTTGTCTTCAATACTCCGTTGGCATACAATCCAAATACAAGCCAAATGTCCTCTTGGAATACTGGTGCATATCCAGTTGATGCGTAATTCAAAGACAAGTTTACATCAAACACAAAGTTACCGCCCACAGGCAAGGTGTATTGTCCCGTTGTGTTGTTATAATGACCTCCGTTATCGTAGTTCCCACCGCTTGAATCGTTTTGAAACAACAAGATTGAGTTCAAATCAAGTGATTGAGCAGTTGTTGTGCGAGAAGCTCTGAACCTCCGTGATTCCAAAATGGCTGCATCGGCAGTCAATGAGGATGGATTTGGTAGGATTAATCTCTTGAACTTGTCGTTGTTGAAATACGAATCGTTTGTGTAGGTAAACCCTGAATTGTTGAATATCTTGTCAACAACCGTCTTTGCATAAAGGCAAGGTGTGAATTGATTTGTTTCCCAAATAGTGATGTTTGACGGATGACCTTTGTCAATCATTGCGTAGACATACCCATCACCATAGGCAAAGGCTTGTTGTACTCCGTTCTTGTAGATTTGGGCATCCCACGAATCAATCACATTCCCACTTGACAAGGTGTGGTTGTATTCTGTGAAATCTAATTGGTTCAGTTTAAGGTCTGCAATGTTGGTGAACAAATCCGCAGATTGTCCGTGACAAGTTACCTCATACACGATGTGAGTTGAATCATCCACACGAATGGTGAGCAATCTTAAGAATCCTCTTAACTGCTCAATCCCGTCTTCATAGATGATGCAATCCGCTTTGATGTTTGGATTGAAGGAAGTGCCATAAACGGTTTGTTCAACCTCAAAAAGATGAGAGAAGATTTTGTTGTTTGTCGCAGTACCTGGAATCTCAATTGTCTTTGACCATTCACTTTCTCGTGATTCTGGTTCACGGATATCCGCAATGCTTCGTGTGATCAGCACATCGGGATTCTGCAACAATTCTAAAGGTTGCCCTTCAACTAAAATTTCTATCATCTTCTTTGTCTCTTGGTATCAAAAGAATAAGTGATGTCCAACTCAAGCAAGAACGCATTGTCTTGAATGTGCTTTTTCACCTCGTAGTTTGTTGTATCTATGTTGACGGCAACCAATGTGCCATCATAAGCATAAACGACTGGAGAGGATATCAAATCAAGCAACCATTGTGATTGTGCTTCCGTAATCCAATTGCTGAACAACTTCACCTTGTGCATCATATTGGTGTCATAGGTTTTGGTCTTGAATGATGATGTCTCGTAACCATATGTCGCACCCAATGTGTAAGGATTTGCAGAGAATTGCCGTCTTGCAATGTCATATGTATCCCGTCTCACTCGGTTGAATCGGAATGAATCAAATCCACCCAATGAGTTTAGGAAGAACAAATCGGTTGTATCGTATTTGCTACACTCTTCAATCAGGTTTACACGATAGGTTTCGGATAGAACCGTTGCCCCAAGTTTTAACTGAATGTCATAGTATGTCGCTGCACCGGGTATTGACAATTGGCTTCCTGATGGAATCCGAACTATCTTGGAAGACGGCAATGACAAAGTTTGTGTGGATGCATCGGAGTAAGTAATCACCGCAGATGTTGCAGTATCTCTTATCGCATACAACCAATCCTTTTGAGTGCGATGTATTGTCTTTGAACGAATCGGTGTCAAGAACTTACCATCTCCATCCATTGTGTATTGACCGGAATAGTTGACCAAGTCATATGGATTCAATGCCCCATTCCAAACCGTTCCAGTTGCTGAAGTCAAGTTCGTGTATTCAGTTACACTACCGGTGGCTGATGCAGAATACTCATACCCGAATTCAACTTTGTAATCCATTGAGGAGTTCACACAACCACTTGCAAGGGTATCATTGTAGTTCCAATCAAAAGAGATGTAGTTCTCAAGGATGCGACCAATGTTGAACACACCTTTGTTTGTGCTTCCATAGTAAATCGGTGCTTTCAGTTTGGCAAGTGATGTCGTGTTTTGCTTGACCTCTGCGATAAACTTGAAATTGTCTTTTGAATAGATACCACCGCTGGATTCTGTGATCACGAAATTCGTGTCATTGTATCCGGGTGCATATGTGTTTGGTTGTTGAGTGATAGATAATGCCACACACAAAAATAGCACTCGTTGGAATGCGTTCCAAATGTGCATCAGGGGTTGCACAATTTATCGGTCAATTGCATATTGATTGCACAATGTCCCTTATAGTACGCAAAAACATATAATTTGTCCGATATATAACACATTATACCCAATTGCGTATAGTTATGATGGACAAATCAGACATAAATACTTTGCAATCAGTAGTGATTCCCAATACTTATCGCAACAAATGACTTTTAGGAATGAATATACTGGAAAAATTCATGCATTTATTCGGGTAATCACCGATTATAGTGGAAAAATTTGACAACTAACATTTGCCACTAATCCTATAAATTGGCAATAATTTGAAATACTGCCGTTTGTTTGTAACAAATAACCACCACTATTTGTTACCGATTGGTATAATACCGCTCGGTATCACAACATCTCATTCAAACAAGCAATGACATAGGTCTCAAATCCTTTTGTTGATGCCTGATCTAATCGTTTCAACTTCTCTTTTGATTGTTGCTTATAGAAAGCCATAGCATTGAGAAATTCTACCAATGGCATATGAAGAAAGAAATCCCACTTTGTTCGGTCTTTGTTCGCCATATGATGCACCATCTCCAGCCAATTGAACGGACTTACTGCTTCTCCAATTTGCTCATCTCCTCCTTCAAAAAGGAGTGGATACATTGCAATAACTCCGGATAAACTGCCGAAAAAAAAAGCGAGTAAGAATACGGCAATGGCACAGTCATTGACAGAAACAAATCGCACTTGTCCTGGTAGTGTGCTTGAGCATCTTTGATGGTCTTTGACTTGCCAAAGAAATCCACCTCGTATGCAAGTAAAGCCATTATCTTGTGAAGGCTTTCAATTGTATCTCCGTTGAACACTTGCTGGAGTTCAATGAAGTGATGACCGCAAATCTCATTGGGTGTTTTTGCCAATCGGAAATATCTGCCTTTATGCCTAAACATAAATTGCACAGGTCGGTTTGGAAGCTCATTCAAGAACTCCAACTTTTTGAATTCTCTTGTAAGGTCATCAATCGGCATCGATTCTACCTTGTCCATTGTCCAATGGTTAACGATGGCAAGGATGTTCATTGTCCGTTCAATGTTGGACATATCACGGCAAGAGTGAATCTCTTGCAGTTGGTGGATGGTTATGTTGTTCCAGTTCATATCGTTTCAATTTGTAACGGTTTACGCAAAATAAAAAGTTCCCGGTCTGTTGTGTTTCTTGCAGTCAACTGCTAAAGCCAAAGCCATAACGCAGTCATCGTGCAACCCTTGTGGTGCAGTATACCTCACACCTGTTCTTGTGTATTCAAATTCAAAGTTCTCCATCTCACTTCCGATGGGTTCTTCAGGGAAATACACTTCCCGATTTTGTACGCTGATGACCAACCCTTCAATCAGTTGTTGTTTGCTCTGCGATGTGAACTTAAATCCTTTGATTCGGGGATGGCTTCGTTGTAATTGCTCAACGATAGGATCCCCAACTCCGGTTGAATCCACGAATGCTGGAATCACACCAATCAATGTCGTAATCTTTGCCAATGTTTGCGACCAATCCGCTTGGAATCTATCGCAATACGATACGCAATTATTCGCATCTAAACCAATTATCACCGTATAATCCGAATACTTTGCCAAATCCACACCCCAAGCCACAACACTTCTGTTGGTTACTGGCTTGTAACAACTGCGGATTGCATCAATTCCGAATGGGTTTGTCTTGTCATCGGCTGGTTCTGCCAAATACAACTCGTTGAAGACATGAAGTGGGAGATCTCTTTTGGCTTGTTCAACCTCCTCAAGTTTGAGAATGCCTTCCTTGACCGCATCGTATGCAGTAATCTTGAAATACCGGTAGTCATTCTCACCGCTTCTCGCCCTTTCGCCCAACTTGTAGAACCAATTCTTTTTCCCTTTGACATTCCCAATCAGTTTGCACTTGCCTTGTGTCGCAGTTAGGGTTGAACGCATAGCATACCAACTCTCCTCACGCATACGAGATGCCTCATCAATCACGGCAGCGTAGACATCATCACCATACAAGTTGTCCGGCTTCTCCCCTGATTTGAATTCTATCCTTGCACCCGTTGGAAGAGTGAGCAAAAGTTTGGTTTCGTTACTGATAAAGAAATTCTTGTCCGTGACTTGTGACTTCATCCTTCGGAATGCAATCTCCGCTTGTTGGTATACCGGTGCAACCCACCAAACCGATTGGTTGTCCTTGCACTTCAACGCTTGTTCAAATAACCATATGATGTGAGATGCCGTCTTACCCGTCTTTGTAGACGCAGCAGTGATAGTAAAACGAGCATCACAATCAAGGATGTCTTTTTGGTAACTCGTGACATATGGTCTTTGGTAGGTTATTTGCATAAACTTTGGTAAACACTCAATCGTGTTAGGTTGTGCAATTCAAGGTTGTGGTAGGTCTCACAATAGATGCGATTTGATTCGCCCATTGATTGTCTCACAGAATGACCAGCATCAATCAACTTTTGTATGGATGCCTTCCAGTTGTTTTGAGTTGCAAAGATCACGCCATCATTTCCGGTATGGTAAAGGTATGGGTAAACTGCTGAACAGATAATTGGGATAGAATAGGCAGCGGCTTCCACAATCTTTAATTCCGATTTGCAGTTGTTGAAGTGGTTGTCCTGAAGTGGTGCAAGTACGAAATCAAAGTGCTTGTATACCTCACCGTATTCAAACACCGAAGTGCCTTGAACGATATTCGCTTTAGGAATCAGTTTGACAATGTTGTTCCAGTGATCACTTGGAGTGTATCCGCAAATGTAGAAATCAACATCCATTGAATTGATGTCATCAGCAATGAGCTTCAAATCCTCCTCGTGTGTGATTCCACCAACCCATCCTATTTTCACTCTCTCATTCTTCTCCTTCGGTTGCTTCCATTGGTTGTGAGATGTATCCAGGCAGTTTGGCACAATGTAGACATTCTCGTTGATTGTCCTCACTTCATTGGCGAGTTTTTGAGTTGTGCAGAATACCGCATCCGCATAGTTGATGGCATCCTTGATGGAGTTCTTGATCCCTTTGCGATATGCCCAGTATGCTGGATTGTATTTCGGCAACACCCAATAATCATCCACATCAATCACATAAGGCTTCCCGGCATCCGTGATGCGTTTCAAGACATCGTACTGGTTCTTTCCAAGCCATCGTGAGAAAACAATTACATCGTAGGGTGCAAGGTCAACCGTCATCCATTCGGCTTGTGATTGGCAGACATCCACCTCGGCTTCTCCGTTTATCTGCATTCTCAAATGTGGTGCGTAGATGCGATGGTAAACCACACCATTGATTCCGTCTGTTAGTATTAAAAGTTTCATAGGGTATTAAGTAAGTAATTAAAGCCTTGATTCGTTACATAGTCAAAGCCATTGTTTACGGGGATAACATTTGGTGAGTGAACGCATACCTCAAGCAATCGTTTTACTTTCATTTGCTCTGCGATTGCGTAGGTGCTTGACTGATTGCCAATGAACGCCTTGCAACTGCCGACAATGGTTGCCAACATCAAAGCATCCTGACATTTGAGAAGTTCACAATCCAATTGCCATCTCTCGGTGAATGCGATGTATTCCGATTCGTATCCAAAGAAAACGCACTTGTGTTCCTTGAGTGGGAAATAGTTGATGTCGTGATTGCGATAACGAGCAGAGAAGTTCAAGAGAATCTTGTCCGCAAAGTATGGGATCCGCTCACTGGCTTCAATGCAAGGTTCGTGAAGGTCGGTGATCAATTCAGGATAGACAAGAAAGTGATTCCGTCTCAAATCACCAGCAGCGAGATTCAATCCGTGATGCCTGAACTTATCAAAGTCATACCCCATATCCATATGCGAGTGCATCTCAACCTTTCTTATGTACGATTGATGCTCAAGTAATGGTTTGATATATTCGTATGAGTTTAAGTTCATACAATACCCTCCGCTTTGATGACCGGAAACAGTATTCTGCTCACGGAATCCGATGTGAAAATCTACCGCACCGTGTAACTCTGCAACTCGCTTGGTTGCCGTAAGTGAATATATCAAATCACCAAGATGTCCCGACTGGATAACCCTCATAGTTCTTGCAGTATTTGTTTGACCTCCAAATAGAACATCAACTCATTGCGATTCTGCCACGAGTTATGAGACAACGCTTCAATGATTTGGTCAACTGCAACCAATGAGCAATCCTTCACCGTCAACGAGTTGTTGAATGATTCTTTGATTTCTTGTGCTTTGTCTTGTGATGTCATTCGTTCGGGGTTACTGGGATAGGCATCCAATATGCCACATCAATAATTGCATTGGTGTACTCATCAACCCAAAGGTCATCAAAGTACCTTGCCAAAGTTATTCTCGCATCCGTAGTGTAAACGACTTGGATGTCTTCATCTTGTGGTGGGAGTTTATCATCACCTCTCCAACTTGCTCTCATCTAAATTCAAAGTTATTGTGAAATTTTTACTTTCAATTGTTTGGTCAATTGTTTCTTTTGGTTTGCCTTGTGATCGTGTGAGCAACATCTCCAAGTTGAACAGAGAGTTTTTGTCGTGCGATTTCAATAACGCACCAGCAATGATTCTCTCCAGTATAGTGAACTCATCACCTTTGTCTATCTTCTCAAGGTCTTTGCGTGACATCGTGAGCATAGTGTTGACCGTGTCCTCAACTTGGCTTTTTTGATATCCAATTTCTTTCAATTGGGTGATCAACTTCTTTGGTCTGCCGTGCGGATTTAGGACTTCTCCTTTCTCCGGTCTTGTCAAACTACCTCCGTGTGGTTGCTTTTCTTGTGTTGCCATATCCCCGAATTTACACCGAATTTTTTCCCGAACTTATCACCGAACTTAATCGGTCAGCGTGTTTGGATTTCAACCACTCCTTGTATTGTTTCTTGTCACCATATTTGATGTGACATTCTCTGCACAAACACATTAGGTTTTCAATCACATCCTTTGTTTTTGTACCTCCCATTCCCCTTGCTTCAATATGATGAAGGTCGTTGCCAACCCTACCACATACCTCACAATCTATGAATGAGCTGATGTCATAGCCAAAGTGTTTGAAATATACCATAGTGTGTTTCTTCATAACTCAAGATTGTACTCATTCAGCAATTCTCTCAGTTTGTCTCTTGTCTCTTGCAATGCGTTGTAGGTATCCTCGCTTTGATTATCAGGTGGATATTTTGTTAATCCTCTTAGGTGGTTGTCCAAGTCCCAAATGACTGAATGGTATTTTGACCCATTGATGGCAAAGTCAAACTCTGCTCGTTCTTCGTCAAGGTTGAATTCAATGATTGCTTTCATTCTTTCTTCTCCTCTTTGGTTTCTGCTCATCATCGGCAAGTTGTGCTTTGGTGATGGCTTCTTGTTGTTGGTTTGCCCATATCAAAAGTGAGTGCAATGCTTCGGTCACACAGGTACTGCAATTCGGCAAGTTCCTTCCGAAGATTTCTCGGTGTACATTGTTCAGGATTGCCCCTTGTTCTGGTGATGGTGCAAATACTTGTGTTTTCTTCCAGTTGTCGTACAACGGTTGGAGTGATAGTATAAATTCAATGTTGCTCATAGTTTCTCTATTTCGTGTTTTACATTTTCCCAATATTTATACACCGACATTGGAACATGTAATTGAAAATCAAATTCGTTACATTGAATTTCTTTTACTATCTCATCAACCGCAATCAATGCACATTGTTTGCATTCAATAGCACCGACTGAATAAAATTGTCGTATTAATTCTTTTGCTTTTTCTTGTGGTGTCATAGTTTTGTTTCTAATAGTGCGACAATCACAGTTGCAATGGATGCGTAAAGTATCCCCACCCAACCGTATGTGTATAGGAAAAAGGACAAGCCCAACCACCAAGACAAGCAGAAAGCACAGTCAATGGGTTTCATTCGCTTCCATTTGGAATAGTCGCTTCCGTACAGATAGCGTTTTAATAGATCGGCTGGTTTGCCAAAGTTTACGATGATGATTGCCAAACAAGCAATCCCAATTATTTCTGTGTGCATCTTTCTTTCATTAGTTTAATTACTCTCAACACTTCACGAACGGAGATATCTGTTTTCCTATGGATTGCCCTTGCAGACATTCCTGAACACCATAGTTTGAATAACTCCCTTTCATAGAAATATGCTGATTCTGTGACTTGGTTTATTTTGTTGATTCTTTCAAGTTCAATTCCTTCGGCTTGTTCCCTCTCATCCAGTAAGTCAATTTCTTCAGCGAAGTCAAGCTCGTACACATCGTGTTGATCATATATTCTTGATTCGCCGAAGGGATGCCGGTTGCCGTTGATACAAAGGTATAAAAGACGGATTGACCAAAACTGGATGTATCCGTCTCTGTATATTTTTTCAATTTGCTCATCAGGTTTCTCAAGTATAGTCAAAAAGTAAAATTGATATAACTCCCTTGCCAACTCATTGTTTTTTGCAATGTTCTTGGTTGCTTTCCTCAGCCAATCGGCTTTGGATAGTTCCAATATGATGTCGGCTTTATTCAATTTTTCTTTTCAATAATGCAAATATAACCATCTTTTTCGTATTTTTTTTGACATCTTATCACTTGATCTTCCTCATACAAGATGTGTATCGATGACGAGAGTCCTTTGGTGCAAGTAATCACCCAATAACTGAACGGATGTTTCATAGGTTTGTCGTGTGGTTTTGTCGTGTGTAATTAAATTGTCAAACACATTGATGGCATTCATTACGCTGGAATGGTCTCTCCCCAATATATAGCCAATTGATGAGAATGTCATCTTCAAATGCTTACGGCAAAGGAAGGAGAACATATGACGAGCATACACCACGGATTGTTTTCTCAAGGATGAAATAACAAGGTCAGGTGTGACATCGTAGGCTTGGCAACAAACCCTCATTGCATCTGTCCAATCAGCATCAATGGTCTTCAAATCGCACTTGGGGTTGATGATTTCTTGTTTAAGCCTTTTAATTTCTTTGTCGTGCTTGACGGTTATGTCTGCAATCTGTAGACGCAATCTGCGAATCTCTTGCTTTAGGTTGTGGGTTTCTTGGTATGGGTTCATTAAAATGTGATTTGGCATCTGTTACATTTGTACTTGTTGATGGTCTTGAGGAATTTCACCTTGTAAATAGTATTGCACTTTGTACATTTGGGATGGTCTGCGATTACAATTGAATCATACACCGATTGCCAGTACTCGTGACCTTGTGGCGTAGAATCCCATTTGAACGCATCTAACAGCATATTTTTCATATTGTAGTATGATGTTCCCTTCTTGTCCTTTTCAACGAGTTGTATAAACTCTTTGTACATTGGCAATCTCTTTGCTTTTGTTGAAAGTACTTCGTCTGTACGGTAGTCAATTATTTTCATATCTTTTCTTTATAACTGGTATACATTCCTTCAAAGTATGTCGGTATTGTCACACACTCTCCATTCCGGTTCTTTGCAATAATCAACTCCGCTTCCTCCATTTCGGGTTTCTCTTGTTCATAGTACATCGGTCTAAATGGAAACATCACGATATCAGCATCTTGTTCAATTGCACCTGATTCACGAAGGTCACTCAACATCGGTCTCTTATCTGCTCTCTCTTCACTCTTCCGTGATAACTGTGCAAGTATCATCACCGTGATTTTAAGTTCCTTTGCAAGGAGTTTTAATGTGCGTGATATCTCTGCAATCTCTTGTTCACGGTTTGTCTTTGTTCCTTTGATCAACTGGATGTAGTCAATCACAAGCAAGTTCAATCCCTTTGTTGATTTGTGAAGTTTGGCTTTGGCTTTGATTTGTCCGATGCGAGAATCCACATCATCATCAATGAAGAACTCAATCGTTTGTCTATTGGCAATGTCACACACCTGAAGGATTTCATTCTCTCTTAATTGTCCGTTGCGAATCTTCCAATTGGCAATGTCTCCGATCAGGGAAATGTATCTCTTGGCAAGTTGTTCATTGGACATCTCCAGTGAAATGAACAAAGCCTTACCTCCAATCTGTGCAAACTCCTTTGTTAAGGTCAAAGCAATTGCCGTCTTTCCCATTCCCGGTCTTCCAGCAACCACAATCAAATCCCCTTCGTTGTATCCACCGATGTACTTGTCAAGAAATCTCCATCCGGTTTGCTTTCCAGTTAAGTTCCCACCATTCTGTGCATTGAATACAATTTGATCAACTACCTTGTTGGTCACCTTGACAATACTGGATGGTTCTTTATGGGTTGAAAAAGTTGTGCGTTCAACTACATTCTGTATGTCGGTCACAAGCTCATTCAATTCTTTTGTAACATCCAAAGACAAAACGCCTTCAACAACTTGTTTTTTTATGTAATCGTGTTCCAATTGCATCAGGTGTGGTTTGATGTCTGTGATGCCCGATGCCTGTTGTTGAAGTTGAATAATCTCAAGCACTTGCATTCGGTCAAAGTGTTTGGATAAACTCACATAGTCAATGGCTTCGTTGTTGTAGTACATCTCTGTCATAACCTCAATCAATTTGGATGACATTGAATCCGTAAACCAGTTCTTGTT